ATAAATAATAATGATGTTATAAATAATAATGATGTTATAAATAATAATGATGTTATAAATAATAATGATGTTATAAATAATAATGATGTTATAAATAATAATGATGTTATAAATAATAATGATGTTAATTTAAATTCCATTATTAAACAAAGAGATGAACAAGTTGTTATAAATCCTTTAATTGCTCCAGAACAGCGTGTAGAAAAAAACCAATATACAAAAATGAAATTATATGAACATACGAGAGGCGAACCTGATAATTATCAATTAATGGGTGTTTTATATAATAATACAATTAATAAAACATATCAATTATTTGGGAGAAGAACATATCCAGGATCATCTATATTTGAATATTATTATAGAGGAAAAGACGCAGGAGGGTTAGATTACAAATTTCCTTTACCAAATAAACAAGAAATTTATGATAATGTAGATATATATATACCTACTGATGAAAATGTATTTACAGTTAAAATATATAATTTTGACAAACCAAGATATATACCATATATGTAAATATAGTTATACTTTATAAAAAATTGATATTAATATATTTATGCTTAAATACATTAATTATTAATGACAACGCTTCTAGACATAAATAATATAATTACTCCATTTTCTAATTCTCCTTTTATTAATGACACAGATAATAAATTATTATTTAATTTTTTTGAAAATTATATTTTATCAGATAATTTTTTGTATCATATTAATCTAGTAAATGATTATTTTTATCAACAAATAAAAATAAATTATAATTATGAACTTTTTAAAAAATTTAAAGACGAATTATATAGTAAAATTAAATTTTATCTTACACAATATGTTAAAGAAATTAGAAATAATATAAGAATGAGATGTCGTATTAATCAAATAGATATTAAATATGTACTTGATTTTATAAAAAAATATAACACTAAAATTAAAAATTTAGATAGTATACTAAATCATTTTAAAACACCTGAAGAAAAATTATTTATACCAAATAAATTTTTAGGTTCTTCAGTTATTATTGAATTAGGTATAGATATTTTATATAATATTTTATTAACTGATAATAGTATAAACCAAATATTAAACAATACAATTACTTGTAAAGATAATGATGCTAATAATTCTGAGGAGGTAATTAAAAATATACGTACATATACAAATTATATTAAAATTTTTAATCAATACGGTCATAAATATAAAATCTATGTAGATACAATAGATGATATTCTATTACAAAATATACCAAAGTTACATACTAATACAAGTAATATTTATGATATATATAATTTTAAAATAATTTATAATTATTTAAATGGGATAAATAATAAATATTATACGATATTAAAAGATAAAAAATTTTATATACAAGAGAAATTTATTAATAATAATAAAATTTTAATTAAACAATTAATTAAAATTATAAGTAAACAATCAATAAATGAGTTAAGTGTATTTTTTAAAATATATGAACAACAATTACAAAAAGTTATAACAATTTATCCAGATATGTATAAATTGTTTACAAATTTTATTAATATAGATTCTTTTCAGAATTTTATACAGTATTCATTACTAGTAAATAAATTATTTAAACAAAATAAAGAATGTTTAAAAATTATTAAAATTCTTGTTACTACACATTTTAAAGAAATAACCGATAAAGAAATTAAATTTTGTACTAACATAATAAATGAAAATATTAAAAATAATAATGTAGAAGATAGTAGTTTAATTTACTCTATTTTTAGTCAATCTATTTATGAAAAATATATAGATGTATTTTTACAATATAATGAAGAAAAATTAATTGAAAGACTTGTATATTATAATTATGCGTCAAAAATAAAACCCCAAAATGAAGATCAAAATATAGAATTATTAAATATCTATTTTAAAGAAAAGTATTTAAAAAAATTTAATATTATTCTTAAAGATTTTTTAATTTCGCAAAAATTTCAATTAGATAATAATAAATCAAAATATTATAAATATACAAAAGATATATTTTCACTAATTGTTACACGGGATATTTGGAATATTAATATTAATTCTGGTTTTTTAAAACTATCGTATAGTGATACAGGCACTACAGATAATATTGAAGATGATATTGTCACTGTTCCATTTTCTCATAAATTAAGATGTGAAAATAATAGATTTATAGAAAACAGTGTTAATAAGCATTTAATTTTTTATCCACATATTGGGTCGGTTAATATAACTTGTGAAGGTAATAAACAAGAAACAAATATAACAATGTTACCAATACAAATGTTATTTTTTGAACTATTTTATAACAGTGAAATATTAGAAAAGAATTTAATTATTACTAAATTAAAACCAAAATTTAAAAGTTATAATAAGAAAGTTTTAGATGATGTTATAAATAGTTTTATTGAATCTAATATTATTATAGATTTAAAGCATATTAATGTTTTTCAATTAAATTTAGATTATAATCAACAACAAGATATAAATTTAATTGAAATTTATAATAATATAGCAAATGTTGAAGTTATTAAAGAAAACAAAATGAAAATGGAATTAGCATATTCCAGAGAAAAAATATTGTCAACAGTATTTAATCATATATTAAAAACTCAATCATTTGTTTTAAATGATTTAGTTTTAAACGCAAAAAAAATAATTAAACATTTTTCAATAAATGATATTCTTGTTCTTAAAACAATAAAGCAAATGGAAGAAAAAGAATATCTTACAATTGATAATGATACTCAATTGTGTAAAAAAATTGATTTTTAATATTTTACTTTATTAAAATCTAATTATAATGGCAGATGCTAATATAATATTGAATCCTTTAACTCATTCAACTGATACAATTTCAATATTTGATTTGTATACGGAAGAAGAAATTGATATAACAAAGTTTAATATTTCAAAATATTTTAAATATATTTTTGTATTATGTCCTATATATGGAAATATTGATGAGAGTATATTTAAAGAAAATATAGACAAAAAGGTTTTAAATGATATTCTTAAAAAATGTGTGTTATATAAAACATCAATAAGAATAGTTAAAAACGATAATCATTATAATAATACTTTGTATATTTCTAAAGATATAATAAATATGTCAAATATTTATAATTATGAATTAACAGATAATGTACTTGTACTTCCTATTTTAAATATATCATTTTTACATTTACAAAAATATCTTGATAATTTTGAAGAAAAAAATGATGTAGAACAATTATATAATTTGATAGTAATAAATGATTACTTTTGTAATGATTCTATGAATAATTACAAAAGTTCTTCTTATCTAGAAAAACTTATAAAAACACTAGATGAATCAACTTATTGGACTACTAGTTTTAATTGTAAATTAAATATGACACAAGAATTTAAAAATAGAAAATTTAATCTTAAAAGATTAATAAATGTAGATAATGACATTTATAAATTATTAAAAGATTTAGAAAACGCACAAGGACAAGATAATTATATTGAAGAAATATTTAAATATAAAAAATATGTAGACCCATCAAGTATTATTAATAAAAAAGGATATCGTTTATATAATATTGAATCAAATATTAAATTTACTAAAGATCATATATATCATTTACTATTAAAATTAAATAAAGAAAGTGGTTTTATGTTATTTTGTAAACTATTAGTATCTAAAATATATTCACAATTAGTTTTTGATGTTCGTATATTTGAATTATTTACAGATTACATAAATCATTATATGTATTTAATTAAACATCTTTTTAGTTATAGTTGGATTAAATTATATATGGAAGAATCAATTAAAAGATCGCGTTTAAAAGAATCTGATGATATTGTATTTACAATTGATATGGCATCAAAATTACCTGTTTTTCCAGTAGAACCAGAAAATCCGTATACAAATCCTTATTTACCAATGATGGTTTCATATTCTGAATTAAACCCGGAATTAAATATTAATGGAGTTAAAATTACCGATTTATCTGATATTAAAAGAATTGCTACGCTGGAAGAATTTAAGAAACGATTTAATATTTTTATATGTGGTAATAGTCAAATAGATTTATTTGACGGTATTGATTTTGAGAAAAATAAAATGGCTATATCTGGAAGTGTAATGACAGCTTGCTTACAATATAAACACCCATTAATGAAATTATTTTTAACTAATACTAATAGTTCAATGGATCAACTGTTTTATAGATTTTTTAATGAATATTATTGCGAATCTGATATTGATATTATGATTAAAACAAAAGATTATTTTGAATTTTTAGATATAAGTAATAATATATTTACTAAATTACAAACAAATATGTATTTACTCACTCATGATTTTAATCCAGAACATTTTAAGAAAGAAATTATTAAAAATATTTATGTTTTTGTAAAACCAGAATTTATTAAAGAAAACATTAATACACCACTTACATATAAATATTTAAAACAAAATAATTATGATGTTAAACAATACGATTATGATTTTATTATTTCTAATCTTAAAAATGTAAACATTAAATTATTATTTTTAAAATATATTAAACTTCTAAATGAACAAAAAATAAATAAATACCTAGAAGATTTTTCAGAAGAGAAAATTCAAAAATTTAGAAATAAATATCCAGAATTTTTTGAAGAAATAAATCTTGATAATGTAACAATTAGACTATCTTATGATAATAAAGGTACAGTAGAGAATATTAATAGTACATTAACTTTAAATGAAGAAGAAATGGAAAAAATTTTTGAAAGTTCAGAAGAAACAAAAGATAATAAAAAAAGTTCTAATATTGAAGTAGTTGAATTTAATGATATTGATCTACTTTTTAATTTTAAGACAAAACTGAGTTGTCCGTATTTAGATCACGATTTTGAAATATTTTCAATTAAAGGCGATGAGTTTTTCGGTGTTGTTAATAATTTTCATCTACCATGTGTTAGAGCGTATTACACGGGTAAACAAGTTTATATGACACCATCGTGTATTTCAGCACATTTAACATATATGAATATGAATTATAAATATGTATCTGGTACTAAAGATCCATTAGAAATTATTAATAAATATAGAATGAGAGGTTTTGGTACATATTTAAATAAAACGGAAATATTTTTATATCTAAAATATATTAACACCCATCCTTTTTGGAAAACACTATTTGATATTAATATTGATAACCGAATTACATTTAAAAATGCTATAGGAAATCTTGATATTAATCATAAATTATTTCATCCTCGATTATATAATGCTGAATATTATAATAATAAAAATCATATTAGATTTTTATGTTTAGATGATCCTAATTTATATAATTATATTGAAAAGAAAACAGCCCTATTACATAAAGATAATTTTATGAAAAAAACTTTTGATGCTATAAAACTATATAATATTCCACCTACAAGTATGTCTATAGCAACTGGGTATATAATACCATTAAAAAGTCACATTATTGAATATATGATTAAAGAAAATAAACAAAAAGCATCTAAAATTTTACCCCAAGTTCCTAATGAAAAGGTAAGTGAAAAAGAAAAAGATTATGAAGAAAAATCTATTAATGATACTTATGATCTTGAACAAATAATAGAAGAAGCATGTAAAGATGAAAATATTCAAATAGACAATGTAACTGATGTAATAGTATAAAAATTGATTTATTTAAAGCTTTATTTATTATTAATTTAATTAATGACTGTTAATTTAAAAGAAGATATTATTATGTTTACATCATTTATGTCACAATATAAAGCTAAAAAATTTATTACTAATTTAAACAATTTTTCTACTAAATATGCAAAAGAAAATAATATTGTATTTTTACAGGAAGAAGTTTATAATACAAAAAAAGACTATTTTAAAAATTTATTTAATAAAAATACTTTTTTACAAGACAGTATTAAAAGTAAAAAATTTAATATTGATGAATTAATAACTTTACCCCCAGAAATATTAGAACCAGACAAATATAATAGTATTTTAAATAAGAAACGAATTGAGGAATATAGAATTAATAATGAACCAACAACTGATGCGTTTACGTGTAAAAAATGTAATAGTAAAAAAAGTAAAATATCAGAAAAACAAACAAGAAGTGGTGACGAACCAGCAACCGTATTTGTAACTTGTGTAACGTGTGGATTTAGTTTTACTATGTAAATTATTATTTTATTTTTTCTATGATTTTTAATATTTTTTCACCAGATATATGTTTTGGTAATTTTATATTATATTTATTTTCAATGTATGTATTAATATCTTTATAATTATTTATTTTATTTAGTATTGATCCTTTATTATTTTTAATAGCAAAATCAATTAATGATGAAAAATCTTCGTATATAATAAATAATTCAACTTGACTAAATATTTTATTAATTTCATTTGAATCTAAATATAATAAATGTTGATATATATCAATTAATAAAAATATTACATTATGATATTTAGAATCTGTTTTTTCAAAAGTAAATTTATTTGATAATCTATTCCATCTTTTTATATTAGTAATTAAAATTCCAAAATGATAATCTTCTTTATTTCTTAATAAATCTATGGCATAGAGAGAGATATAATTTCTAATTTTTAATTCAATTCTTTCATAATTTTTTTTTGTTTGTAATATATTTAATTCGCGTGACCAAAATTCAATAGGTCTAAATATAGATTTTGTATTATAATAATTAAACATACTGTTTTTAAAATCGAGCCAAAATATTTCTATTTTATAATCTTGATTTTTTGGATTCATTTATATATATATATATATAATCTATTTATATATATAAATATATATTAAATGATTAATAAAGATTTAAGAGATAAAATATTTAAAGAATTTTCTAAATATTTAGGAAATACAGTTGCCAAAGAAGTAGAACAAGCATTATTTAAATTTAGTGAAGAATATGCTGAAGAAAACGGTACTCCTTTTTTATTAGAACAAATATATGAATCAAAAAGTGAAGAATTAATTGATATTTTTAATGGGAAAAGTTTAAAATATATAATAGATTCTATTAAAAATAAAACAATAAATCCAGAAAAAATACCATATATGAGAAAAAGCGAATTAATACCTAATATTACTAAAAATAATTCTGACGATGAGGCTAAAAAAGGATCAGATTTATTTTTGTGTTCTAAATGTAAAAAAAGAAATACTTCTATTGAAGAGCGTCAAGTTAGGTCCGCTGATGAACCTGCTACCCAATTTATAACCTGTTTAGAATGTGGAAATAAATGGACGCTATAGATATAAAAAAAATTGATATAAACTTATTTAAAGTTTTAATCAATTTATACATTTAATGGCTACTATCGGAATTGATCTCGGAACTACTTACTCTTGTGTTGGAATTTATCAAAATGGCAAAGTTGAAATTGTCGCAAACGACCAAGGAAATCGTACAACCCCTTCATATGTATCATTTACAGATACAGAAAGACTAATTGGAGACCCTGCTAAGAATGCGGCTACCAGCAATCCTACAAATACTATTTATGACTCTAAACGTCTAATTGGAAGAGAATTTAATGACCCACATCTTCAAAGTGATATGAAAAGTTTATCATTTGATATTGCTAATCATAAAGGAAAACCAAAAGTAAAAGTTAATTATAAAGGAGAAGAAAAACATTTTACCCCTGAAGAAATTGCTTCTATGGTTCTTGTTAAACTTAAAGAAACAGCTGAAGCTGTATTAAATAAAGAAGTTAAAGATGCTGTAATTACAGTCCCTGCTTATTTCAATGATGCTCAACGTCAAGCTACAAAGGATGCCGGACTTATTGCGGGTCTTAATGTTCTTCGAATTATTAATGAACCAACAGCTGCTGCTATTGCATATGGTTTGGATAAGAAATCACAAGGTGAAAAAAATGTATTGATTTTTGATCTAGGTGGTGGTACTTTTGATGTTTCACTTCTTAATATTGAAGATGGTGTTTTTGAAGTTAAAGCTACGGCAGGTGATACTCATCTAGGTGGTTCGGACTTTGATAATCTTTTGGTTCAACATCTAGTTCAAGAATTTAAACGTAAAAATAAAATTGACCTAACAACTAATAAACGTGCTATTCGGCGTCTACGAACTTCTGCTGAAAGAGCAAAACGTACTCTATCATCATCAACTAGTGCTAGTATTGAAATTGATGCTCTAGCAGATGGTGTTGATTTTTATACTACAATTACGCGAGCAAAGTTTGAAAATCTTTGTTCTAGTTTGTTTTCTAAATGTCTTGAACCTGTTGAACGTGTATTGAGAGATGCTGAAATGGATAAATCAAAAGTTGATGAAATTGTTCTTGTTGGTGGTTCTACTCGAATTCCAAAAGTTCAAGATATGCTTAGTAAACATTTTAATGGAAAAGAGTTGAATCATAGTGTCAATCCAGATGAAGCAGTTGCTTATGGTGCTACTATTCAAGCAGCAATTCTTTCTGGTATTGTTGATGATACAACTAATGATCTACTACTTTTGGATGTTACTCCGCTATCTTTTGGTGTTGAAACTGCCGGAGGTATGATGACTAATCTAATTGATAGAGGAACTACTATTCCTGCTAAAAAATCACAAACTTTTAGTACAGCAGTTGATAATCAACCAGGAGTTACTATTCAAGTATTTGAAGGTGAACGTTCACGAACACTTGATAATAATAAACTCGGTGAGTTCCAACTTACCGGAATCCCACCAATGCCACGTGGACAACCACAAATTGAAATTACTTATGATGTTGATGCTAATGGTATTCTAACAGTTTCAGCAGTAGAAAAAAGTTCTGGGAAGGAAGAAAAAATTACTATTACAAATGAATCAAACCGTTTGAGTAAAGAAGATATTGAACAAATGGTGGCTGATGGCGAAAAGTTTAAAGAAGAAGATGAAAATGTTCGTAAACTTGTAGAATCAAAAAACAAAATTGAAAATTATTGCTTTTCCCTTCGGAGTTCGATGCTAGAGGATGAAAAAATGAAGACTGCTCTAGGAGAAGATGTAGATACAGTTGATACACTAACACAAGAAACATTGGATTGGGTTGATGCTGACGATGGAACTCGTACTGTTGAAGAATACGATGAACGATATAAAGAGGTTGAAGGTAAACTTATGCCTATTGTTCAGAAAGCATATCAAGCAAATATGCCTGAAGGCGGAATGCCAGGTGGAATGCCAGGTGGAATGCCAGGTGGAATGCCAGGTGGAATGCCAGGTGGAATGCCAGGTGGAATGCCAGATATGAATAACATGACTCCAGAACAACAAGCACAAATGGCAGAAATGATGAAGAATATGCAACAAGGTGGGACGTCTGAAACTTCTGCTGAAAATCCATCTGTTGAAGAAGTTGATTAAGAATACTAAATATCTATTATTTTATTTTAAAAATTGATTTAAATTATTATTAATATAATGTATTATATTAATAATGACTAGAATAGTAAAACGATTGAAACAAGAGTTACAAGATTTAAATAAAAATCCAATTGAAAATTGTTCCGCAGGACCATATAAAGATAATATAAATGTTTGGCAGGCAACTATTTTTGGACCAACTGGTACACCATACGAAGGAGGTATATTTAATGTTATGATTGAATTTGGAGAGAAGTATCCATTTAAACCTCCTATTGTTTACTTTACTACTCCTATATATCATTGTAACATAAATAGAAAAGGTGGTATTTGTTTAGACATTTTAAATAAAAGTTGGAGTCCAGTATTAACAACAGGTAAACTTTTAATTTCTATCTGTTCTTTATTAGCAGAACCAAATCCCGAAGATCCGCTTGTTCCGGCCATTGCTAATTTATTTAAAACAGATAGATCTATTCACGATTTTAAAGCTCGTGAATATACGGCATTATATGCTTCCAAGTAATTATAATAAATTATATGCTTCCAAGTAATTATAAAGATTTATATTCTTCAGCTAATAATAGTAAAGCAATAACAATATCCCATAAATTATCTCGAGAGTCTTTATCAATAGTATTATAAATAATTTTAAAATTTAATATTTCCATTAATTTATTATCTGCTTTGTCACCATAATATTTTTTAACATCTGTTTTATATGTTTCATTGCTTAAAAAATAATCAGGATTTCTGTCCATTATTATTTTTTTATGTTGAATACCATATTCTACAAAATTTTTAATTGGTAATACTGAATTTACTTTAATTAATTGACTAAAATAAATACAATATTTTTTTCCTAATAAAGGACTAACTTGTTCTAAAAGGTCTGTCATAATTGAATTAAATTTTTTAATTATTATTGTTTTACTCATTATAAGTAAATATAAAAAAATAACTTTAAATAAAAATTGATATAAAAATATATTTTTATTTATAGTTATAATTATAAATAATGGAAAATATTGCTATAAATAAACTAAATAAACTATATAATCAAACAGATAAATATTTTGAAATAATAAATAAATCGAAACATATTGAAATACATTCTCATAAATCAAAACAATTTATTTTTACAAAAAATGTTAATAATAATAATTATAAAACTACTTTACATATAAATTTAATTGAAAAATATAATAAAGAACATAATATAAGCTATTTTGAAGCTCAATATACATTTATAAATTATATAAATGAGGTAGAAAATAATAAAATTATCCCTGTTTCACATCCATTTTATAATATTTCAGAAGAAAATTTTTTAAATTATTCTGAAGGATTTTTAGTTGTTAAAAATAATTTAACCAATCAATTAATTAAATATCTATTTATGGATGACTCTAAATTAGAAAAACAAATAGGTAATTCATCAAACCAAAAATATAGGTTTAATATATTAAAATCACTTGCCGAATTTTGGGATTAAAAAAATTGAACTATTTATTTATTTATTTAAAATATTATTAGTAATGCCATCTAAACATTATACTAAAGATAAATTCACCTGGTGTTTATCCACCTACGCAAATATATTAAAACAACAAGGATATAATATACAACAAATTCGACCTTGTATTTATGGAAAAGATGATTGTTATAATTGTCACTCAGAAAGTAATTTTAAATATAAACCTCATATTGAAAAATGGAATACAAAATGTAAAGAGCACGTTGATCTTTATAAAATTCAACAGAATATTTTAATTGTTCTTACAACAGAAAAACCGTTAGTAAAAAATCTAATATATAAAAGTAAAATTCATCATATTGAATCAATGTCATTTATTGATTTATTATTTTTTTGGCAAGATATAACTAGATATCATCGCAAACTTAAAAAAGAATTTCATTATAATAATGATACAAGTTATACTAATATTAAATTAATACCTAAATTTTTTCTAAATAATGAAGATGATATATGGGCTTTAGTTAGAACATTACGTTTTTGTCCACAACATAAGGAATTATTAGATAATAAATCAAAAATATTTTCAATTAAAGAAATTTGTCCGGGAATGGGAAATTGTAAAATTGGCGTTCATTCGCATAAAGATTTAGTTTGTATTGATGATTTTTTAGAAGGTCACTGTAATTGTGAAAGTCAAGAAAATATAAATAAAAAAAAACAACAGTTACAAGAAAAAATAAACGATATTAACAAACAGTTATTAAATAATGGTAAAACTGGGGAAGATGGTTTTCAAATAAATTTGTCTAAACAAAAAATTAGACAGTTAAAAACTACGCTAGGTAAATTACAACAAGAATTAATAACGATAAAACCGCGAAAAATTCATTATACTGAACAAAAATTAATACCATTAAAACATCGTATTGATGAGAATACACAAAATAAACCAAAAGTTATTAATGTACAAACTATAGGTAATAAAAAAGTGCTTAAATTAAAAAAAAAGGGAAAATAAATAATCATTAAAAATAGATTTAAGAAATAATTATATGAGAACATTTAAAAAAATATATTATTTTTAAATAATATAATGGAATTAAATATTATTAAATATAGTATAGATAAAAATACAGTACAATCAAATTTTATTTTTAATTTTAAAAATAAAATAAATAATATTTCAGAAAAATATATATTAGAAACACCACTTAATCCTTTATTAGATATAGAAATTCTTCAACTTGTTGATTTAGAAATAAAAGATAAAATTATAAAATTAAAAAATTTGATAAATAATAAAGAATATTCTTATAAAGCAATATTAGCTTTATCAAATTTTATAAAGTGGATAAATGTGTTTTTTTGTAAAGACACTCAAGTATTATAATAATGGTTCTAGTAAAATATTATTAAACTTATATTTACTATTATTTGATTTATAAATAAAATTTTTTAAAGAAAAATTATCAATAAAATTATTTTTTGTTGTAATTACGTTTGATGTTATTAAAGATGTAAAATCAAATAAAAAATTATCTTCTCCAAAATTTACTTTAACCGACGATGAATAATTAAGATTAATCATAACACTTAATTTTTTATTTGTTATTAGAGTTTTATATAAATGAATTAAATTTCCATTTAATGTAAAAAAAATTTTATATATATTTTTTTCTACATATATTAATCCAGCACCAATAGTATCACCATTTGAATATTTATCTGATTTTGCTATTATAACATTATTAGCATAAATCATTCCATCATCACTATGATACCCAACTGTATGTTTAGCCCATCCTACAAAATTATAAGTAATAGGTGTTCGCACAACCCCATAACCAATTGATATAGCTTGATTTTCAAAAGGTTCTTTAAAATTTGTTTTTTCAATTGTTAATTCATAATAATAAACATTACTTAGTGTATATCTAATTTTATTATTATATTTATGTTGAAATAAAAATGGAATTGGACAAATACTTGGATGTGGTAAAATTACATTTCCCATTAATATTAAATTTGCTGAATTATAACAATTAGAATATTTATTACATATATTTATAAATTTATTTTTATGATCATTTATTTTAAAATAGCGTGGTAATGGTGTAAAAAGTAAAATATATTGTAATTTTATTTTATATAGTTTTATTCCCATAATTAAATAATATAATTGTTTAAATATCATTATATATATTTTATTATTAATAAAATAATTTTCTAATAATATTTTTTTTGTTATATTATTTTTTTTAGAATAATTTATAAATTTATTATTATCTATCATTATATATATTTTATGAAATTAATATTATTGTTTATTAGTTTAATAATATTACTTTATATTATTAAAAATAAAAAAGTATTAGAATTTTTTAGTAAATCTAAATGTTTTTCTTGCGATCAAGAAAGTGATAAACATCATCCATCTAAATGTTATTCTTGTGAAGAAGAAAGTAAAAAACAACATTCATCAAAATGCTATTCATGTGAATAAATTAATATAAAGAATATAAATCTTTTAAATTAAATTAAATGAATGAAATTGAATCAATTTTAATTATAGTTACTATTTTATTTTCGGCTATATGTATTCCTATTTATTGTGCTTGTATTACTAATAATAATAGAGAAACACTAAACTTAATTAATACTAATAATTAATTTTAAAATGTTATATATAAAAAATTTCTAAGTTTTTTATATGTATCAATTATATGGTGGCGCAAAAGTAAAAAAAAAACAATGGACTGTTTTTAGACATAATGGTCCTTTTTTTCCTGAAGAATATAAACCACATAAAATACCTGTAATAATTAACGGTAGACCAATTATATTACCAATATTAGCTGAAGAATATATAACATTATACGCAAATTATTTAGATACAGATTATATTAAAAATAATAAATTTAAAACTAATTTTTTTAGTGATTTTAAAAAAACATTAGGTAATATTAAAGTAGATTCTATTGATGATATAAATATGTCTGATATTAAAAAACATATTGACAATATTAAAGAAAGAAGAAAAAATTTTTCAAAAGAAGAAAAAATAAGAATTAAAAATAAAAATGATAAAATTCAGGAACCTTATAAATATTGTATAATTGACGGAACACAGCAAAAAGTTGGTAATTATAGAATTGAACCACCTGGAATATTTATGGGAAGAGGGACACATCCAAAATTAGGTAAAATTAAAAAACGAATTAATCCAGAAGATGTTACAATAAATATAGATAAAAACTCTCCTATACCTAAACCAAATGTACCAGGTGATTGGAAAAAAGTAATACACGATGACAATGTTATATGGTTAGCTACTTGGGTAGATATTATTTCAAATAAAAATAAATATGTTTTTACATCTATGGAATCTATTTTTAAATCTAAAAGCGATGAAAGTAAATTTGATTTAGCAAGAAGTTTAAAAAAAAAATCTAAAAGTATAAGAGATATTTATTCTAAAGATTTATCAAGCGAGTCTCAAATAAAAAGACAATTAGCGACATCGTTATATTTTATAGATAATTTAGCACTAAGAGTTGGGGGAAAAAAAAATACAAAAGAGAAAGCAGATACTGTAGGTGTCACTTCATTAAGAGTAGAACATCTTACATTTCTTGAAGCAAATACTATAAAATTAGATTTTTTAGGTAAAGATTCTATTAGATACTGTAAAAAAATTAAAGTACACGATAATGTTTATAATAATCTAAAAACATTTGTTTATAATAAAGATAAAAAAAAAGAATTATTCGATAAAATATCTAATTCTTCATTAAATGAATATTTAGAATCTTTTATGAAAGGTCTAACAGCAAAAGTATGGAGAACATATAATGCTTCACATTTATTTCAGAAAGAACTAGATAAAGTTAAATTAGAAACAGTTTTAAAAATTCCAGAATCTGAAAGAATTAATTATTTAATTTCTTTTTTTAATCAAGCAAATACGTCAGTTGCTCTTTTATGTAATCATCAAAAAGCTGTAAGTGGTAATTTAGAAAAACAGTTAGAAACTTTTAATGATAAAATTAAAAATTTAAATAAAAAAAAGAAAAAATACAAAGACAAAAAAAATAAAGAAATGATTAGTAAAATTGATGCTAAAATTAAAACCCTAAAATTAAAAAAAGAAACTAAAAGTAAAATGAAAAATGTTTCTTTAGGTACTTCAAAAAATAATTATATTGACCCAAGAATTATTTTTGCTTTTATAAAGAAATTTGAAATACCATCAGATAAACTTTTTAATAAATCATTATTAACTAGATTTCAATGGGCACAAACGGTTACAAAAGATTTTAAATTTTAATTTAAATTTACACAATAAAATTTATAATCGTAAATATTATTATATAAACACAAAAATTATTATATTATAATGTCTAAAAATTATAACTGGTCCGATGATGAAGACGAAATTGAAATAGCACCCCAACCGGATAGACTATTTCCTCCTAGTGAGTCTGAATCAGAAGAAGAATACGAAAATTATAATAAACTAATTAATGATAAATTAAGTAGTTGTAATATTGATGATAAATATACCATAGAAAAAAATAATAAAATTATTAAAAAAAAAATTAATAAAATTAATAAAATTAATTTATGGAAAGAATTACAAAAACCAGAAGAAGAAAAAAAAAAATGGAAATCAAAAAGAATGTATCAGAAAAGACAATATGATGGTAAAATTGAAGTTAAAACAAGACAATTTAATCCTAGATTACCTATTCCTAATAAAAAATTTAAAAATAATTTAAATAATATTAAGAAAAAGTTAAATTTTAATGAAAATGAATTTCCTGAAATAAATATATAAAAATAATTTTAAATCTAACTTAATATATATATATTTAATGTCTAAAAGTTTTAATATAGAAAACTTTGCTACTATTGAAAATTTTATGGGTGAAATAGTAGATCCTAATAGAGTAGACAATAGTAGCGTTATAGGAACGACCGGATCTACATCCGTTACTACATCCGTTACTACAACCAGTAATGTTGACCCGTATTCTGTTGACCCGTATTCTGTTGAC